ACAGAACAAGTCATAGAGTCAGTTGACGTTGCGGCAGTACAAGCGGAAGCTCGTAAAGCTGAACAACGGAATGCTGCACAGATCGTTGAGCTAGGCGCTCGACACAGTAAGTCTGACATGGCTCAAAAAGCTATCTCAGAAGGCCGTTCAATTGAAGAATTCCGTGGAATCCTTCTGGAAGAAATCAAGAGCACTGAGGGACTAGAGTCTCAGAGCATCGGCATGACAAAAAACGAAGTTAAACGTTTTAGTCTGGTCCGTGCAATCAATGCACTTGCCAACCCACATGATCGTCGCGCTCAAGAAGAAGCTGCGTTTGAGTTTGAATGCTCAAGGGCTGCTGCTGATCAGTATGGCCGCACTGCACAAGGTGTAATGCTTCCTTCTGACGTTCTGCGTAACTGGACAAGAGACATCAATACTTCAGATGATTCCAACATGCTTACGGAAGATTTCCGTGGCGGTGATTTCATCGACGTATTGCGGAATCAGTCTTCAGTAATGCAAGCGGGTGCGCGAATCCTCAATGGTCTTCAAAGTGATGTCAAGATCCCTAAGAAAGCAACTGCTTCTTCTGCGGCTTGGCTTGCAACTGAAGGCGCTAACGTAGCTGAATCTGAGCCTACTTTCTCGCAAATCTCCCTCAGTCCTAAAGACTTGGGTGCATTTACGGAAGTGACTCGTCGTATGATCCAGCAGTCCACGTTGGACATTGAAGCACTCATCCGTGATGACTTGGCACAATCTATTGCAACTGCAATGGACTTGGCTGCATTAGCGGGAACTGGTTCAAGCGGTCAGCCTACTGGTATCAAGACTACTAGTGGCATTAACACCGTTAGCTTCGGTGCCGCCGTAGACCTGATTCCTACGTTTGCACAAGTTGTACAGATGGAAACTGAAGTAGCGGCAGACAACGCTCTGCAAGGCAACCTTGCTTACATCCTCCCTGCGTCAATGTACGGCGCTTTGAAGACTGTAGAGAAGGCTGCTAACACTGCACAGTTTGTCATTGAGCCAGGCGGCACTATGAATGGTTATAAGGCTATTGTCTCTAACCAGTGTACCGCAGGTGATTTGTACTTCGGCAACTTTAGCGACCTACTCGTCGGAATGTGGGGCGGTTTGGACATATTGGTTGATCCATATACCAACTCCAAGTCAGGTACTATCCTGATCCGCGCTATCCAGAGCATGGACGTTGCAGTACGACACCCCGTTAGTTTCTGCTTGGGCCAAGATGCCTAGTAGACATTAGTGGTAATTAAGATAGGTGGGGGTTCGTCCCCACCGACTCTTGGAGGCAAGATGAAATATCAAGTTTTGAGAAACTGTGTTATTGGCGGTGCGCCTAGAAAGGCTCAGTCGGTAATGGAAATCTCTGATGAAGAAGCTAGGGATTTGATGGGTATCGGACGAATTGCGCCATACGATGAGCCTAAAGTAGAGAACAGAGCGGTTGCTCTTGATGACTCTGCTGAAGCCCCTAAGAAGCGAACATATAAGAAGAAGAAGGATGGTTGAGACTGCCGCAGATCGGCTAATCATGCTGAATGACTTTGGCGTTGACTGCGTGTATACACCGTCTGGTGGTTCTGCGGCTACGATAAAGACGATTCTTCTAAACGATTACTATTCTGTTGAGACAGGTAGTGTCGCGGTAGAGGTTAATCAGCCTATTGCAGTTATTAGGACTGCTGACGCTGCGTCCATAGCTCACCAAGACACCATGGTGATCAGCGGCATTACATACAAAGTGGTAAACGTTAGACCGGACGGCACAGGCATCTCTGAGATCCAACTGGAACAGCAATGAGTCATATAAGACAGCAGATCAGGGAACAGGTAGGGACAACGCTGACGGGTCTTACGACAACGGGTAGCAATGTCTTTGAGTCGCGAGTTTATCCGTTGAGCGATGCTTCGTTACCCGCGCTGATTATTTACTCTAAGTCTGAGACAAGCAGCATATCTACAATGGGTACTGGTCTTGGAATAGACCGGACCATGACGCTGACGATTGAGGCGTATGTAAAAGCTAACCTTACTTTTGATGACACAATAGACACCATTTGTGCCGAAGTAGAGGTTGCGATGGGAACCGATCCAAAGTTAAACGGCAAGGTGAGGTTTAGTTACTTGGAGTCCACCGACATAGATTATGATGGTGACGGTGAGAATCCGATAGGGTACGCAACAATGAATTATGTTGTAGAATATAGGACCGCACAAAACGCTCCTTCCACAGGAATATAGGTGATATAATATGAAGTTATACAGCCCAGACGGCACAGGCGAAGTTGATGCTCATCCGTCTAAAGTAGAATCTATGATCAACTTAGGTTGGACAAAAGAAAAGAAGGTGAAGGCAAAGTCTAAGAAGGCTGAAAAGCTTGAAGATAATGTTGATCCTGAAATTAAATCAGATAAGGAGTCTGAATAATGGCTAGTCACATCGGACGCGATGGAATTGTTAAAGTCGGCAGCAACACTGTAGCTGAAGTTAAATCATTTTCCATAGAAGAATCTGCGGATACCGTAGAAACAACGAAGATGGCAGATACCGCGAGAACTCATGTAATCACGTTGACCAGTTTTTCTGGCTCAGTAGATTGCTTTTGGGACGAAACGGATTCTTCAGGACAAGGTGCTTTAACCGTTGGAGCCAGTGTTACTTTGGCTTTATATCCTGAAGGCGATACTTCTGGTGACACTTACTATTCCGGTACGGCTTTAGTGACAGGCGTTTCAAGAAGCTCAAGCTTTGACGGAATGGTTGAAGCTAGTATTTCTGTACAAGGAAGCGGCGCACTAACGTCAGCTACGGTTTAATATGCCGAAGCTAATTGAGAACGCTGTAGCTCATTTTGGCACCAAAGAATTACGCAAGATTGAAGTCCCAGAATGGGAGGTCACCTTGTATGCGAAGAATCTTACGCTTGATGACAAAGCTAGGATGCTTCGCCGTGCGGATGCGGATAACACAGACTATCTAATCTACGCGGTGATCTTTGGTCTTAATGACGAAAATGGTGACCAAGTATTCACCCTTGAAGACAAGGTTCCGTTAAGGAAAAAAGTAGATCCAGACATAGTGACTAGGCTCGCTACGTTTGTTCTTGCCGCTGACAATGAGTCAGAGGAGGACAGGGGAAAAAACTTATAACTGACCAAGACACCCCTACTCAGCTATACTATATGTACGAGTTAGCAGAGCGCCTTGGTCAGCCCTTAACAACAATCCTAGAAATGACTGTTTCTGAGTTTGATCATTGGTGGACTTTCTTTAGAGTAAAAAGAGAATTATCAGATGGCGACAAGAGACACAGTCCTAGCAAAGATCCTAATAGATGATCAGACTAAATTAGGATTCAATTCCTATGCTCGTAATGTAGAGCGAGCGAAGAAAACCTCCGAAGCTTTTCGTAAGAACGCCATAGACAAGGTTCAGCTAGGTCTTGAGAATCAAAAGCTGGCGCTGAAGCAGACAGCCAAAGAGCTAGACCTGCTGACCGCCGCTAATCACGGCGCTAACGATGCCCAGTTAGAGTATATCTCTACGCTTCACAAAGATATTGACGCGCTTAATCAAGCATCTGCCGCAAAAGAAGAAGCCTCCAGGCAAGCTAGGTCTAAAGCAGAAGAAGAAAAACGCCTTCAGCAACTTACCGAAAGAACCATTGCTCAGTTAAAAATTGAGAAAGATGTTACTAAAATGACATCTGACGAACTTCGGTTGATGAAGCTTGAGATGCAAGGTCTCAGCAAAGCTCAACTTGCCATGGTGAAGTCAGCTCAAGAGAATACTGCCGCAACTCGCGGTGTTGAAACTGCGGCGATGAGAGCGTCAAAAGGCGGCTTGAGAATAATGCGCGGCGGTTTTGGACAGCTAGGCCATCAAATACAGGATATTGCAGTACAGTTGCAAATGGGACAGAACGCCCTCTTAGTATTCGGTCAGCAGGGTTCGCAGATTGCGTCTTTGTTCGGAAAGAACGGTGCTTTGATTGGTGCTTTGCTTGCTGTCGGTGCGGCAGTTGGTACGTCATTAGCGCCTGCCCTGTTTAACTCCAAGAAAGCAATAGATGAGCTAAAGAAATCTTCTGAAGAAGCGGGAAAGATCCTAGAAGTTGATTTTCTTTCTGCTACCGCGAAAGTCACTGAGGAGTTC